TAAAAATAAATGAATTACATCCGCTGCTGGAAGAAATACATGCTTACCATCTTTCTCTGAAACATTCTGGAACCAAGAATCGCCAGGGTGACGAGTTAAAAACGCATAACGTACTGGGCGGCCCCATTCATTAATTTCGACACCCATTCTCCACTCATTGCTTCTAGAAAGAGTCGGGCCTTGGTACTCCTCATCCAGCACGTCAGACTCAAGCATTTCAAGAGCCAATGGCACCTTACTGTTGCCAAACGGACGCCTTATGATCCTGAACAATGCCTCGCCTGACTCTGGCAAGGCACCAGTGGCAAGCCATTCCATCATGTGAAAACTGTGCCGACCCGCTACGTCGCAATGTTGCGCACGGGTCCATAAACGCCACTTTTCTTCAATCAAGCGATTGACTGAATCGTTTAGCTTCCTGCCCCTAAGTTGCTGCACTTGAGATTGAAGCTTGATCCCACTGCCAACAACGTTGACTTGAGTCGTGCGTTTTGCCTGCTTTGCATAAGGATTGTTCCGCACCATCTCGCGGGAGCGGTCTCGCAGCTTCCTGATGCTTGTGAGTATTTCAGCGTCAGCACTAGCTTGAGTGCTCATCCAGTCGCTTGTCAGGCGAGAGACAAAAGCACCTGCATAACTGCGCCTGCGCCTGCGCCTGCGCTGCTCGACAGGGATAGGCCGTAAGCCAAATCTTCTAAGTAAGTTTGTTCTTAATCCCATCAGCCTTGACCAAAGCGAACATACAGATTTTTAGGATCGCCCAATCCTGAAGCGATCATCTTGGCTTTGTTTTCCTTAGCCACTATCGACTTCAGCCTAGTCTCTAACACCAGAAGTTCCGAAATATCGTATCGCTTTAAATTTCGCGTCCCGATTCTGTACTCTTGAACCGCGCCGCCACCAAGCAAAGCTCGAATAGCTGTTTTTACAGCATCAAGATCTTTCTGTGCCTGAGTCCTCCCGTCAAAAGCGCCGGGCGTACCCGAATAGGACAAAGAAGGCTGAAACTCGATCTGGCCCCGGCTGTACTCCTGAATAATGTTTTCGCCAGTCTTGGTCAGCACAGCCTGAAAGAACCAGTCGGGGCTTGCGACAACCGATGCAGTTTCAGATGCGCTTAAAGTTGTTTTCCAACCGCTGTCGTAAGCGACTGATGTTGCCGTCAGACCTTGAGCGTTTGTATTTAGTCGAAAATAATAGACAAGACTATGCGTAGAGCTAGTTACAGCATCTCCAAAAACGTCAACGGTCTCGGAATCAGTCCACACCGTATCCACGCCGCTAGTTATGGATGGAGGGATTCCCATCTAAAGAGAGCATTTGATATTCAGCAGTCTAACTCCTACCAATGATTAACGAAACTTTTCTGGGTCCGCGCTGCCGAAGCTGTACGCTTGGACTCTTTTCGTTCTTCGGGTGACTTTTCCATCTGATCCCATAGCGTTCGACGATCTTTGATTTGATACACGCGATTTAACGCCGCGTAAGCGTAAACAAGCTCATCCAATGCTTCGTTTCTTGCACTGCTTTTTTTTACCCAAATACGCTCAGGGAATCCATTCCTGAACCTGAGTACCTGCTTCTCTGCAGTCAACTCCTCGAAATAATCTTTATCAACCGTTGGATAGAAATGCAAATACCCTGGCCCGACATCGTTGTGCTTCAATCTGCCGAATAATAATGACTTAATCGTGTCCGATCCAACCGGGAACACCTGCGCTCCCTTCTTGAGCGTTTTGCCCTTTGCGTTTAGGTCAACCTTACTTGCCTTGCCAATTGGCGGCTTGTTTTTAGTTGACATGCCCTTGATCGCAACAACGCCCAAGCTCTGACGTTCCCTTGCATACTGGTACACCTCGCTGGTGTGGTGGCCGCCGCTATCGATGGCTACCACCATTGGCTTCAACTCACGACCATCCTCAGACTTGTAAGGCGTCTGCACAATCTCGTCCAACTGCTTCCACACGTCTTTCCGCGACGGGTCGCCGTAAATTTTCACTCTGTCAATCAACCAACCCTGCTCCTCGCGGCCCCATCCCCAAACACTGAGTGACAGCCGATCATCCTGAGTGTCGCAACCGACAGTCAGTAGCAATGCCTCCGCAGGCACCACGCCCTGCTTGTACTTTTCATCAGCTGAACGTTCGCTGAGAGCATCTGCGCCCACCTTCGACGCATATTCGTCTTCCCACGTCTCGCCCAGAACAGTGTTCACGAATGTCTTTAGCTGCTCTGCGTCGTTTTTCGCATCAAGAAACTCTTCAACCAGTGTTGACCAGCTCGCATTGGGGCTATAGCTGTACGCCGCCCAAATATGGAATGAGACATGTTTACCATTACCAGGCGCGGTGGGCCGCCACTCACCGCGTTCAACCATCCAACGTTTCTTTGCTGCTGGGATCCATACGCCACAGCTTTCGCAGCAGTAACTAGCTGTGTCGGGGTCGTTGTCGTGCCATTTCATATTTGCCCATTTCAAGTACTGCATGTGGCCGCAGTCAGGGCATGGAACGAAATAGCGCCTCTGATCACCCTGCAGAAACATTCGCTCGACACGGCTGAAGTCTTTAACCGTTGGCGTTGACCCCGCCACGATCTTCCTGTTCCAGTAATACTCAGTACGCCTAATGCCCAGCTTGATCTGGTCTCCCTCGGTGCCAGCCGAAGGTGGATAACCATCAACCTCGTCAAATAGCACCACTCGCCTACTCACACGCCTAAACCCACGCGGACTGTTAGCGCCCACCAGGCTCAGGCTCCCCCCAGGGAATTGCTTCTGCAGGATCGTGTTGGCTCCGTCTTTTGACTTGGCCTCGCTCACTACACCCTTGAGGCAAGGCGTATCGCGCAACATTGGCGCGATCTCCTCCTTCGAGTATCCCTGTGCATCCTCAATCGTGGGCTGCACAATCATGATCGGGCACGGATCCTGATGAATATGAAAGGCCGCGACGTGATTAAGAATTTTGCTGTACCCGACACGGGCACTTTTCATCACGCTGATCTGCTCGATCTTGGGATTCGTGATCGCATCCATTATCCCCTTCTGATAAGGCAGCGTGTGCCATCTTCCGCCTTCTGCGCTCGATTCTGCGCTTAAGTAGGCATAAGAGTCCGCCCACTCGCTTAAAGTCATCTTTTTTGGCGGTTTAAACGCTAAAGCAGCTGACTTTCTTAGTTTTTCTACGTTATTCACTGTCACCAGCTAAATCTTCTAAGGCTTCGCGCACAATATCATCCAAAACACCAATAGCGTCTGTGTCTAAGTCTGGTATTCGCTGTTTTGCCTTGGTTGGTATCCCTAATAGCTTTGTTCTTGCACGAGTGATAATTTCTGACCACTCAAGCGCAATGTCCTCTGCTTTAACCAGGAGCCCCTCTTTTTGCTGTCGATCAAGTTCAAGCAGCTCTGCCTTTAAATGCTCCGTTCGAGCGCGAGATTCGTCATAGTCGGGGATCGACTCCTGAGTCTTGCTGATCCTCGGCTGCTCACTGCCTGAAGCCATTCTCTCCTCGCGACTGCGCAAAGGCTTCTTCTCCTTGCCTGGGCCAGCGGCTTTTGGACCGATTCCAATTCTCGTCTGCGTGTTCCTGGCCCATTCCTCTCGCATTGTTTCACTATCGACAACAGGCTTGCCATATGCGTCTTTCTTGACCGATAATCTTCCGCTTTTCACTGCTGCATAGACAGCTTCGGGTGATACGCCCAATGCGCGTGCGGCTTCGGATCTGCTAATGAGGGCCATGATTCAAATACGATAATACGAAGATAGCGCGATAAGAATAAAAATGATAAAATATCCGATTTCGCTATTTCGGTTACTGGGCGAGGTGTGTCTTGCATTATCGAAACAACTTTGCAGCGTATTGCCTACTCTTATGGTGCGATCCGAATACCCTCGCAGTGGTTAGTGACAAATAGGACCCTTAAAAATTTTTAGTTTGTGAAAATATATTTAGTCAACTTTGCGTCAATACTTTACATCGACTTTTTTTATTGAAATATTTTTTTAAGAGGCTACTATTGTCAACAATATTTTGCTACGATTAATAGATTGGAGAAAGTAGCGCATCAACTTAAGAATAGGATTTTACGATATATTTAACCTCCAGGCCGAGCACTCCAGGCCGAGACCTCCAGGCCGAGACCTCCAGGCCGAGACCTCCAGGCCGAGACCTCCAGGCCGAGACCTCCAGGCCGAGCACTCCAGGCCGAGCACTCCAGGCCGAGACCTCCAGGCC